CGCCGGTCCACCATAAGTGTAGGTTGGAAGGTATGTAGTGGGCTGACCCCATTCGACATCCACTTCAAAATCCTTCGTCTCGGCGATATCCACGATTATCGTCCGCTGCACGTTCATCTCGGGTGTTGTGCTATTGGCGTAGGGATCCCATACAATCCTGAGACGTCCCTGGTGGTGTTCGGACGCGCAAACCATGAACCTATAGCGCATGGTTCCGCGCCACCACTTTGCGCACATAGCAGGCAACGCACACGGGGGGAAGAGCCTCTGCGCAGAGGCCGCCACATAGAAACCGGGCATGACGTTGCAATTAAATAACATGGCTCCCGACGCTGAGGTATCTGCCCAACTGAAGCTGCCCGCCCAGGCTTCACGCCCGGCTATGCTGGATATGGCCAGCTCATCCTCAACATCCACACCAACGACACGGGGGTCAACAGTTACCTGCGCCCGCGTCTCCACAGTCATCTTAGACACATTGTCACCACAATCTGCTGGGGCAAGATCAGAAATGAAACGCATATTAGTCCCGGTTAGAGGATCTACTATCGCTGGCTTGCTCCAACCAAATGCCTTGGCCAACTTACCGACACCATGCGACACAGCTTCCGTTGCCATTGCCATAGGCCCTATGTACGGTACTTTGGCAAAGATACTGGCTCCCTTAGCCACCATCTCAGCTGAAGACTGCACAGGACCAGGCTGCTCCGGGCCAGCTTGCGCAACGAGGCCAGATGCAGCAGCGATCGTAGGGGCCGAGAGTTTGACATTCTCAGCCCAGGCAGTAATCGTGATGTTGATAGGCTGCACTGACCCGTTAGCGTGTTTCAGCGGGGCCAGTTCGCGAAAGTTCAGAACACCCATGTTCGTCCACTCTCCCCCAGGAACCGACAAAGCATCCTTGAAGTACACAAAAGGCAATCGCATTACAATCGGTGTGGAAGACGTTGGGTTAATAAAACACTTGGGTCTTTGAGATGCACAAACTGCATATTGAGCAGTAGACGTGGAATCGTCTTTCACAAAGTCGTATGTCGGTAGCGGAAGATAATCCATCATCAACCTCCCATAGTAGAAAGGTGATGCGTTGATCATAACACGCACTACTAGTTCACAGCTCATAAGATTGTAATTAGTGATGCGATTGACGACACGCGAATTGGAAAAGAAAAGAGTCCACGGGTTGATAGTGGTAGCAATGGCTGCCCCCCCAGGCGTCCAAGTCATAGTGTTAATGACTATCGGGCGCGAAAAGAACTCAGAAAGCTCGGAGCCGACAGAAACCATAGCGCTCTCACGCACCGCGTCCACGCCCTTTGCAGGGCCCAACTCAACCGGGGCTACGCCATCATCAAATGTGACGATAGCCTCAGTACTAGTGATAGGAGCAACAGACTCCGTAATATTGGGATTAGGGTCCCCCGACACAGTTGAAGAAGTAGCAATCCGATGTACTCAATAAGATGTTGGATCAATAACCTTACTGAGGAATATGTACAGTGCCAAGGCGAATGGCTCCCCTAAATAGGGGTCGACCACGAGGGGTCAGCCTAACTGGCGCAAGCCTAGAACCTGAGGGAAACACATTCACACGCCCTCAGGTCCCGGTAACCAATACACCAGTGGGAATTTCAATGGCATCTCCCACAGCCTGCCAGCAACCGTAGCGCTGGTCTTTACTCAGAGCCCGTAAAATCGGGCTCCCACGGCTCCACCTCCTCGCGCTCATCAGCAAATTCCGTGAACTTGCGGTAGTCCTCCCACGTATCCGCAAAGCGCACCAGAAAAACTTCCTCACTGAACTCTCTGATCAACTGCTTGAGGAGGGGAGTGTACCGCTCAAACACTTCCTTGCCATGCAAGAAGAGCTCCATCTGAATGCCCTGTACGACCTGCGCCAGGTGCACATCATCTGGGTCCGCCTGCTTGGTCACGGTCATGTGGAGCGGTCTGAACACCGACTTAAGGGCCAGCGGCCCGAGCCAGTATCCAAGGGTGTCGTTGAACACAAAGCCCCTCTTAAGGAAGTCGATGTGCTCACCGTCAATGAACGGCTCCGAGATCTCCGTCTTGTCAGGGTTGGTGATAGTGATACCAATCGTGGCGAGAGCATCGCGCTTGCGCACCATGTTGTAAAGGTGTTGCGCTGCGGGCTTGACTGCGGTGATGCCATCATCGCCCACGTGCGTCGCCATAATGTAGTCCCTCATACGACCCGACAAGTTGGACATCAGTGGCTTACGCCTCAATCTCAGGCCGTCCTTGACCCGCGTGATGCCACGGATGTTGACGCTTGGGAACTCATACGGCTCTACATCGGGCCAGGTGACACCATCCCTGCTGTCCTGCAATGCCAATGAGTAGAACGGCGCAGCCTCATACTCCGTCTGATGGACCTCATTGTTGATGTCCACAGTTGGGTACGCGCCGCTAGGCCCTTTCCCCTCATTCGTCATCACTGCTGTGTGCACAAGACAGTAAGCGCGGCAAATCTCCTCGAACACCACACGCATGGCATTCATCTGCTCGGGCCCGACGCCAAAGTGCTCTGCAACGCGCAAGTCAGGCTCAAGTGAGGCCTTCATGCCGACATAGCTCATGTTGTCATCGAACGCAGGAAAATCCTCGCCCATGCGCACAGACTCACAGTACTCCTCCATCTCTAGCTGGAATCTGTGCCAGTCCATGCCCAGGGCATTCAGCCCCACCCCCGAGTTGAGTTCAAGAGGAAAGAGCCTGTTGAGAATTTCCTTCCACCCGTAGCACATGCGGCCAAGTAGGTACAGCTCCAGAGGCCCTATGTAGAAGACGCGGACCTTCTTCTTGCCCACCGTCACGGGCTCATCCTTCTGGCACGTCTTGAACACCGTATTGATCCGCTCCCCACGCTTGGCACGCGCCAGCAAGTCAAGGAAATGTTCCTCAAACTCAGGGGTGAGGCTCAGGTGGTGCTCATCTTCCTCCGTGGGCGTCTTGATGAGGAACTGCATCTTGCTGCCCCCATGGGGAAACCCCGCCGATGATTTGACAGGGATGCGACCCAGCACCTTGTTGCCGTTGATGGCCTCGTC